AGCCGATCCGGTGTCTATCGCGTAGACTTTGTACCCATCAGGCAGCAGGTCAAAGTAGTCTCCAAGTGTGACAGTCACTTTCCCCGTGCCTGATACGACAGAGCCAGAGCCGAATACATCTTCTATACCTGCAATGTCGCCGGATTCAAGACGTACAAAAATACCTGTTCTTTTGTTTTTCATGACCCAACAATCATAGAACAGTCGCATATCGACTTTGTCAGCATCCTTTGTCTGGTTTACGTCAGCAGAGAAATACCGGACTTTTGCATGCTTATCAAACGCAACTGCGGAGGATGTAGCCATGAGGATGTAATCCATCTGTCGTGCCCACGGACGCGCAGTAAAACCGAAATTGTTAGCTACATCTCCGGGCTTGAGTTGGTACTCAGTCTTAAATCGTGAAGATGGCACGGCAATGATCGGCACTCTATCGATGCCGCGCACCTGTGTATTAATACCCTGTATAGGCAAAGTCGTAATTTCCAGCTGTTTTGACATTTCGGTGGAATTGCTCAGCACGCCATAAGTTGTGCCAGACATGTAGAGCACAAGCTGCTCGGTTTCCCCGATTTTGTCACGCATGGCGGCTATATCGGTTTTGATCTGAGTAAGCAATGTGGCTGCTGCGGCAGTCAAAAACCCGTACCGCACTGTAGTGTCATCTATGATGCCTTCCCAAATTGATGAATAACGTACAGCGTCAATTTCAGGGACTTCGTTGTATTTCGCAAAATTGGCCATGACTGCACCGGTTGTCATAATCCCGGCTGTTTCGTCCTGGTCCATTACGTCAATGGCAAAAGACACTCCGCGATCATGTCTGATCTGGTAGTTTTCCCATGTCAGCGCTGCGGATCCAGAGGGGAATCCGCTCTGTCTGTCATAGTCTCCCATGCCATCTGTGGTAATCACTCCAATTTTAACTGTGTCCCCGCCACTGTACTGAATGAGCGAGCTGTTAGCTGTCAGTGCCTGTGATGTAAGATTTGCTTCAAGTGCGTCATCGATAACCTTGTTGTATATCGTGACTTTCTCAAAAGAATTAGCCATAAAAAAAAGGCCTCCTGTTATTATGCAGAAAGCCTTCAAATGCACGACGTGTAACGGGCTTTCTTGCTACCAAAAAAGTATGTCTACCCAGAAACGTTCTGGCCCGTTACTCGCGATTTTATGGAGCCCGCGACGGCTCCTACAATTATCCTATCGGTGTTTTTACTTTTTGTCAACCGAAAGCGTCGGTCTCTTGATGCCGTTCATTTCCTCGATCTGATCTATGAGGGTTTTCGTTGCATCCGGTAGCTGGGTGGTTGTCTTTGCGCCGAATGATGGCCCTGTTGGTTTCGGCGCTTCTGCCTGAGCCGGTTTTACTATCCATGGGAAGTCTTTCACATAAGCAGCTATCCTTTCCGCCGGTGTATCCCCTTCGTACCCTGCCGCTGCCTTAGCAATTTTCGCGGCCACAGTATCCGGCACCCCAGCTTTCAATGCCGCGGCTTCCAGTTTTGACTGTGTGTTGTCCGCCTTAAGTTCCGCAAGCTGATCACGCAACTGCTTGAGTTCGTCAGATGCTTTCTGGTCAGGGGTTTTGCTTGCTTCTGCTTCCTGCTTTTTAGATGCCCTACTTGCTACAAACGCGTCTATGTCGTCAATACCCAATTTGTCCAGCAGCTTCCTTGTCACTTTCGCGTTGTTTTTAGCAATCAGATCATTAACCTGTTTGTTATTGTATGTCTGTTCGTGCCCTTCCTTCGTTTCTGTTTCTGGTGCTCCCCCTGCCTGTGTTTCCTGTGTCTGACTTCCTGCGCCCTGTTCTGCACCTGCTTCTGCTTCGTAAAATCTCTGTACTCTTTTAATCATATTCACTCCTTATCCGTAAATCTGTTCGCGTCCTCTTCGTCGCGTCCGTCCTGTTTCTGTTATAAATGATCTCATTTGCGCCTGCCGCAACTTGAGCCGTTTGTTAGCCTTGCGCTTGGCTTCTTCTGTGCCTACCCTTTTTTGATAGTCTGCGTCACGCTTGGCTTTTCGTATGTTCCTCTCTAGTAATCTTTGCCGCTGGCTAGTCTGGTATGATTTTTCGTTTTCTTTTCCGTTGTACGGGCTATATGTCTTTTTTGTTCCGGGGAAATACGGGTACTGGTTATGCCCGCAGTTTACCCCAAACAACCCGGCTGCATCACCTATGCTTGTAGTAGATAGCGCCGGGTAATCCCTGTCTTTGCCTGATCGGCTGTAAACCTTGCCTTGATATGGTGCACATCCCGGCCGCGCTCCGATATGGCTTGACACTTCTATCAAGTCCTGATCAAGTTCGTCAAGCCTGGCACTCTGTGCCTGGTATGCTGCCTGTGTACTCTGCGTTCTCACGATCGTCTGCGCGTACGCTTCCGTGCTCCAGTGCTTACCAGCCTTGTCTACAAAAGATGTCAATCCTCCCTGCGCCCACTCGGTCGCTATTTGTGATATAGCCTCCCTGCCGGTCAGCCCCTTAATTGACCTAGCCGTCATTACTTTATCGACAGTCTGTACATACTCCGTGCCAGCGGATGTCAGCATCGTATCTATCGCGCTAGTCATGTACCTGCGCGTGCTTGTCTCATACTCTGCTATTGTTGCCCTGATCGTTTCACTCGCTGCAATCGGCACAGCGTCAGCCAGACGATCCGCAGGCATTCGCTCGTCTATCATCTTAGCACGAGTTGTTGCATATTTTGCAACTTCTGATTGTGCTGTCGCCAATATTTCACCGGCGCTGGCTTTCGTGATTTGTGTTGCTTTCCCGCGGAACACGCCCAGTTGTGACAGTTTGTCATACTGCCACGTCGCAGCTTCCATATCTCCTTTACCGAGGTATTTAATGAGCAGCAAGATTAGATCGTTTTCCATTTCCAGCATCAGTTCTACTGTCGATTTCGGCATGCTTCCCTCTTTTTCTTTGCTGCAAACTTCGCGAAAGCTTTACGCTGGTTCCGACTCTGCCCCCAATAAGTTGCCCGGTTAAATCTCTCTAGCTGCTCCACAGGTGCAAAAAACCGCATAAATACCGGCATCATTGGACAGTGAAAGAAGTCAGCCTGTAGCCGCGCTATTTTGATCATGTCAGCCCTTGTTCTTTTACTCTGCACCGTCGTTACCCCCGAACATCGCGCCAACATCTACCGTTGCGGATTCTGCTTTTATCTCTGCTGCTCTGGTCGCTGCTTCTTCCGGCTCCATGCCGTCAACATGCACAAGCACGTCGGTGAGTGTACACGTACCTGCTTCGAATCGCTTGATCCAGTAGTCCGTTTTTGCGTCCCGATCCTCGATGACATTATCATTCCACTGGACATTGACAGTTCCTTCTGTATCCATTAGCCCGTACTGTGGTCCTATCGCTTGTATTGCAGTGATCAGGGTTTTGATCCCGTCGTCAATTGCGTTTTCGTATTTAACCTTAGTCTTAAAAGTCTTGCTGTTTTCACTCACAACTTGTGTAGCGGTTATCGCTTGTGTCTGCCGGTTGAAAGTGAGATACCCGGCCGAAAAGCCCACCTGCACAGACAGGATGTCAAGCGCTGTTTGTATTGCCTGCGATATAGACTCTATACGCAAATCAAAATCTATCGGGGTTGGCGTCATGTTGGCTTTGTCCGTCTCATTAAATGCAACATAGACTTCTTCATTCGCGTCGTAATACTGTTTGTCTTTGCCCTGTGGCGTGTAGTACGTCTTGAGCATTTCGGCTGGTAGTATGATCTTTCTGCGGCTTGTCTTAATCTCATGTTGCAAGTTGTCAAATGCGTAGTCTAATGTCTCCACTGAGTCGGCAGCATTGGCATACATCGACAGCCCAAGCGGAGTGTCAGGTTGCAGGTTGTTAGCTCCTGGGTACCGCACATAAGCAAAAAGCGGCACGGGTGACTCGATCACAACCGGCCGACTGTCTACTCCGACGGATTCAGCGTTTACGTCCATAAACTTGCCGTCTCTCATATTTTTGCACACACGTTTAGTCACTACAACTTGACCAGGTGCGGGCATTCTGTGTTCTTCAATGAGCGTGTATGTTTTGTTTTTGTACACATAGTCAGCTATAAAATCTGCCTCCGTGATCCCCGCAGATGTCCATGACCGGGGAATAAACCGATCAGCCTTTATGTAGTCAAGGTTCAAGCGGACATTTTCACCCTCTCCATCAGCGTAAAGCTTGTATACGTACCCGCCAAGCGCCGCGCCGTATTCCGAATACTCTTCTGATTTTCTGAAAAAGTTCTGAGCTTCAAGAAATGATATCACCCCTGCCGGTATGTCCATAACCGGCCGTTCCGTCCAGATCAATGAGCACAACTCCTGCGTCACGATTTTTGCAGCGTTCATAAGTTTACGCTGACGGTCCTGCTTGTGGCCGTTGACGTCTATGAAAGTGTAGTCCTGCCAGTCCGGGTGACCCCTGTACAGGTCATACCACGCCTGTATAAGCTTGTAACTCGCGGTCACTCCCGCGTCAGCTTCGTGTGCAGTCAGTTCAGACCATGCTGCTGATACACCAGCACTCAGTGCTGTTAGTAGATTTTTCATTTTATCCCCTGTCCTCTGTATTAATTTTGTTTATCGCATCGTCCGCCGTCCATTGTAAATCACCGTTTTTATCTAGGTACGGCCTACTACCCTGGCTTAGCTTGTACTCCACTGCTCCTTTACACAGCAGTATGCCCACTACACAACCGCAACCGGTAAATAACATCAAAACTAAAAACATCCTATGCCTCCTTAACAACCTCTTATTCTGTAAACTGGCTCCGTCGCATACCGCGTAGCCGCTATAATATCGTCACCGTCTGCCGGTGCGTCTGGGTAATCGTCCACAATACGCCCTTGCCTGTCAACCTCGTGCTCATACCGCGCAAACTCCAGCCATGCCAGAGGACAGCGTTTACGGTCTATGTAAATGTGTGCCCTTGTTTGCAGCCACTTGAAAGCATAGCCCCTATCTTTCTTTGGTGCTCTTATGTGCCAGCCGTATGCTGTATAGTCACCTACGCTTTTTGGTTCAGCAGCATCAGCGCTCAACATAATATGCGCTTCTGCTGGGATCCGCGGCTTACTCATGCCATACCACTGCCAGCGTTTGTCTTTACATATGTGTTCCAGCAACAGGCGGCTTGACTGTTCGTTCCCCTTTCGGTACAGCTTCATTTCATCGTAAATGTATAAATCCTGTCTCTGATCATCATAAGCGCACGCAACATAGGCCCACGGGTGCGGCCAGTAACCCCAGTCAAGCCCGTGAAAGCGGTTATTGAAGTTCCGTATTTCGTCGTCTGTGATAGCCCGTTCCGCTACATTGTCAAAAATCTGTAGGCCAGTTCCGACTGATTCGCCCAGGTATTCATTGCGGTAAAGGAGGGGTGTCGTTTTCTTGATCCATTCAGCCTGATGTATAAAGTATTCGCCTAGCCATTCCCGCGGTACAGTTAAGTAATTGCTGCGATGCACAAGCCTACCGGGTTTGTCTACAAGCAGATCGTCATTGCACCAGTTGTTTTTATTGAGCGGCGGGTTAAAGCTCGTAAAGCACCAGAAAGGCCCTGAGCTACCACGCAAAAGAGATTGTTTAACAGCTTGTATTTCTTCTGGGGTGTACTCTGTCCGTTCCTCAAACCAGACAATGCCGATGTATCCATGCTCGACAGTGCATCCTTTTGATTTTTCCTTGTCGTCAAGTCCAAGTGTCAGGATCTTTTGCCCCGTACGTTTGTTCGTAAACTCATGTGTCGAGGCTTTACGCTTGTAGATGTCACTGTATCCTAACCGGTTTGCTGCTTTTAGGATTTCAGTATATACCGATCCGCCTACTGTGTTTTTAACTTTACGTACCAGGACAGCATTGACCTTTGAGTATCTGCGCATTAGCAGCAGTATCATTTCAGCGATCGTGCTAGATTTGCAGCTTCCGCGTCCTCCCGCCAGGTCGTATTCTTCATTCCCGTGATCCCAGACATCTTGCACAAGATCATCAAAATTGGGTGGCCATAGTTCAGTAACACTTTTAATCACTGTCACCCTTCCTGTCAAAAACGATGGTATCAACTTCCGCACTCGTTGGTGCTGCGTCTTTCTCCGTCTGAGCTATCATTTCTTTGAGCTGTGCGACTGTTGCCCCGTCCGCCCGTTTCAGCACTTCCGTGACTACATGCTTGAAAAACTTATCCGGTGGCAGCTTCTTTTTCTTCCCGTCTATTTCGATGTCATAGGTATCTGCGAGCATTTCGCCGTAAATCTCTGAAAGAAATTTCTTGCGTTGTATGCTCTTTGCACGGGCTCTTCCCCCCATTGCAGCGATTTCCTTTTTTCTTTGCTCACTCCGCTGTGAAAGCGGAATTAAGTTGTCTTTATTTGCCATCGCCTTATATTATCATACCTACCTGCTATACTGCAAGTATAAATAAAAAAAGGTGCACCCATACGTTACTATAGGTGCACCGGAGGTATTAAAGGAGCCAATCAAAGAGACTCAATTGATCTTTGTTTATTTAGCCGGGACAAGATCTATGTCCCCTTCATCACTCGTATAGTATCACATTTGCTTTGATCTGTCAAAGATTTTGCAGCTTAACAAATCTCGTACTCCCGTCAGTTTTTTTTATAATGGAGCATCCCGGCGTTACCCACCTCTGCACCATTGCGCTGTTATCAAGCACAAATATCACTTCCCAGTTGCTCCCCGGACGTATTTGTACCTCGTAGTTTTTTGGTAGCCACTTGGCAATCGCTCTTGCGCTTTCCTCCGTCCCGTCAAATGTCATTGCCTCTTCCGCTTCCACTATTGCACCCACTTATCAAAGCTATTTACAGCTTAACAACGTTTACGCTTCCATCAACTTTTTTTATAATTGAGTATCCCACCGGCACGCGATACTGTGCCCGATCGCCGTACTTAATAACTAGAGACCATGTTCCATCATCTTCATACTCCATGCTGAATACAACCCCACTTGGTAACCACTCCTTAAGAGCGATTGCATTTTCCATTGTTCCATCAAATGTCATTATTCCTGCCGGGATAGCTCTACCGCTCCTTTCTGTCTCTCTTGTATTGTCGCTCTCCGGCACAAACGTTGTTGACACCCCATCATTCACGATGCATGTATAAATCCAGCCACCAGGCACCCGCGTTACGTGAAAACGCCAGTCAATTGTCTCTTTTGTCTCGCCCAGCTTTAACTTGTACACGTCGCTTTCTTTCTTCATCTGTTCCATTATTCTACCCCCTCTGTTCGCAAAAGCTTAAAATACATAATAGTGACATTGTGCGTTCTTAAAAGTTTTCCGATTATCTTTTCCACCTCCCTAATGTCACCTATTTTCCCTATAGAACGATTAAAGTCGATTTCCATGTTTTTGACCTGCCCGTCGATAGCAAAGCACACATAATAATAATGCTTGATTGTCTGCTGCTCTGGGTAAAAATACTTAAAACTTTGGTGGTTGCACTCTGTCCATGAATTGCACTCAAAAGGCCTAGCTTCATCAGAGCTTTTAGTGCAGCAACCTACAAAATAGCTGTATTCCCCTTTGTGTACAGCCTCCCTCAATCCCCGGAGATCGTTTCCAAACCATCCACCATTAGCCTTTAGACTGTCGTCCCACTCTATTTTTACGTTGGAAATATCCCACTCCATAAAACCCCTCCGTCAGTCTTAATCTGGAAATTCATCTTCATTAACCAGTACCATGTCCAAGCTTTCCAAACTATCACGCCACGCACCTTCATCATGGTCGTAGCACTCTCGTAAAAATCGACATATACCATTGTCGTCAACAGATTCCCTTTCTGCAAGGGTATATGAATTAAACGGGCCGCCGTAAGTCGGTACCATTTTACCGTCGCCATTTTCAATGAACATGAAAAAGGGATCTCCGGTTACAGGATCTACGTCAGGTACACATTGCCTCAATGCGCTCTCCGCCGGGTTTTGCTGCCCCGCGATAAACGCTTCCCTTTGTATCGCCCTTAGCTTATCTTTCGGGAAAGGGTACTCATATAAATTATTGTGCATTAAATCATCGGCCTCGGTTGGTGCGTCGGCTCTCCATTCGTCAAAATCTAACATTTTATTACCTCCGCTCGCTGGGGCTATGCTTCCCATTCAGGTAGTGCTGATAATTCATCATGGGTCATTTCTAAAACCGTAATAGTGATCTTGCTGCCAATCTCTAGCGATTCAAAAGTATATGCATTATCTTTCAATTCCCCTTGCAAGAAACACAAAACACCGTCTACTGACGCAGTTATATAAGGGTTAAGACCCGGTATTTCCACTTTCAACACTTTCATTCCTTTCCCTCCGTTTCCCCTGGTAAATCTTCGCGGCTCATGAGCCAGTCTCCTAGCTCGCTGCCTGAGTCAAAACAGTAAAATTTTCTTACGCTTGGCGGATTACTCAGATGTCGCACGACCTCTGCGACGGTATCCATTATAGACGCATCCCCATAGCTTAACCCAGGATTTGACGCGACAACAGGCACATATCTAGTGCCAGTGTAAGAAATAAAACCCTTACCATCCGCGCCGTCAGATGTAAACCCCACGTATTCCGTCAGCTCTCCTGTTTTTGGTACAGGATCTTCTTTGTATCCCTCCTTATATTTCTTGCCAAGATTGTCGCCACCGGCTAGCCAGTGAAACAGATTTTCACCTTTTTCAAAGCAGTATACTGTATGGGTTTCCGGCATCCATCTTTCAACGTCGCACAAAAGTTCTTTTATTTTCTTCCTGGGCTTGCCAAGTGACAGCTGGAATGGATTCACATGCATAACGCAAAAATGTTCAAGATCATTAGGAACAACGTAATACTTTTTCCCGCTGTCTGTCCCTATTCCGATAAATGGGGTAATCACTCCCGTTAATTGCTCTTTTTTGTAGCCTTCTTCATAAAGTCGCTTCATGATTCCCCCTGTAAATCTTCGTCAGTCTTAATCCGGTAAATCTTCGCCGTTCGTGAGCCACTCCATCAACTCGCTAGCCGTATCAAAACAATATGCCTTCCATCGCGGATCGCTGTCAACGTACTCCTGTAAAGATCTGTCATATGGCACTATATCATATAAATTCAAGGTTCCAGCATCTATAATCGACCATCCGCCCTTCATCAGTTTTTGTTTCGAACCTGTATTAGACACGAAATACTTGCTCCAATCAGGCAACACCAAACCCACATACCTAGACAGCCCCCCTGTCTTCGGTACAGAATCGTCGTATCCTTTCGCATACTGTTTCTTCAAACT